CTCCTTTCGGAGGGCACTTTATATCGGGAAAATCCCGATGTTAGCGTCTACGCGACCTGGTGGTGGCGTAGCCGGTAGGTTTGTACTTGGGTTTTCCATCCCGAGGCCTACTTCTTGAACTCACCACCTCACAGAGGTATGAGCTCAAGAGAACGAACAGTGTACGATGACCCGGTTGTCACCGACTCCATCACAACAGTGACGGGGCCTGGTGGTTCAACAGTCAATTCCTCCAGTTCTTGTTACGAATATCGAGACCGTAAATACTGTCTCGATGTCGAAACTCCTGGCTGGAAGAAACTCGTGCATTCTGGTCAAGCCATTTGTAATGACGCGACCATTGTGCATGGGATCTGTCAAGCGCCTAGCCACTCCCGTTACGACGGGAATGATGTGTATTATGGGAGCACTCCTGCTTCCTTCACACACGTCACACATAGCAAATTCAACTTAATGAAGTTTCCTCAGTACTGCCCCTATCTCACACAATATGTGGGAGACGTGACGTACCGTGGGAAATCTCAAGAACTTTATGTTCCAAAGTATCCATTGGATACTGTAAAACAGGAGCTCTTGTTGTCTTGCTATGCAAAGGCTGGGCACGCTGACGCTCTTCTAGGCGTCTCTGCCGTTGAGGCAAAGAAGTCTATGGAGTCCGTGAATCGTCTGATCTCTCTTCTCCCGCGCTTTAAAACGTGGGTTAAGGGAACTTTCGGTCCTCGTGGTACTATCAAGCTCAAGAATTTGAGCCGTGATGGTGCTCGTCAGTGGCTGGAATACCGCTATGGTTTTATGCAGCTCTATTACGACATGATGTCGTATAAAGCCGTGTGGGACCACGTCGGGAAAACAGGCCGAACACGTTTCGTCTCCCGTCGGATACAATCCAACGGGACTTCCTATGCGAATACCTCCCTTGCGGATGACTTTGCAAGTTATCCCTGGGGTTGGTCTCGTACGAGGAAAGACGAAATAACCGCCGGTGTCATTATCAATCCGCGTCCTGCTTACCTCGATAGGTTTCAGGACCTGGGCCTTCTGGCCCCCGTTCAAAGTGTGTGGGAGTTAATCCCGTACACCTGGATCGTGGATTGGTTTGTGAATACAGCCGAGATTTTTGCGGCCTTTGATGGCCTCATTATCAGAGATGTATTCACTCATTGGACCAGTCACAGATCAGTCTTAACAGGGAATTATTACCTTTCCTTTGTAGGGAAGGATCATTTCCTGAACGATTATCGGTATGTTGGGACTTTCTCCCCGCAGACCGAGTCGGCGAATGAGACTGTGACTGAGTATATTCGTTCCGCTAATCCAAGTCTGCATCCCGTCCCCCAGTTCACCGTAAAGATGAACTGGAAACGGTTTTCAGACTTAGCAGCTCTGTTGAGGCAGATCCTAAAATAGGATTTGTTGATCTTCAGAGTTTCAGTGCCTGGGCTCAATGCCCAGTTAGTAAAAGGTTACAACTATGCAACCCGATACGATCACCCTAGCGGTCGATCTTGCTAACACGGCGAGTACCACTAACAAGGTATTCACGCGTCACGAGGAGCAGATTAACCGGACCACTTATCGTGGCCCGGGGCATACGCTCCAGACTCGAAACATCCTGCAGCTTTATCGGACTCAGCCAACGCGTTCCGGGAATTATCTCGGAAGTGCGAAGACTGCTCTGAAACTGACGCAGGACATTTCGGTGGCCAACGCCGACGGATCGGGCGAAGTTGTCTCTCCACTTATCGTGGAGGTCAACTTCTCCGTCCCCGTCGGTGCCACTTCGGCGGAACTTGTTGCCCTTCGGCAACATATCGTTGCGATCCTTGATCGCGACGATCTCATGGCTCCATTCAATGAAACTCTCGACATCTAAGCCCAACCTTTCGGAGTGCCCAATCTTGGGTACAACGGAAGGCCAAGCTTTAATGAAGAAACTTCACCACAATGAAACCACGAGGAAAGACGCGCAAAGCGTCCTACCGAGGCGGAAACGAATTAAAGCGTCTACCAAGAGATTTCTCTTGGCGGTTGCTGGATTCGTTGTTGACCGCATTGTCTCAAGAATTGCCACAAGATTTCGTGGCGGAAGTATCTCAGGTCCTTCGTAAGAGGGATCCGAGGCTTTACCACGAAATCGGGGCACGTTGGGGACTACAGTGTATGTCCCCGGCGAAGTTGCCGTACTCGCCACATAAAGTGGCCGGTATGCAACTTATTCTGTCGCTGGCGAAGAAGGAACCTTCTTTGGAGACCAAAAGTCCTTCCGAAAGGAAAGACGATTGTATCCAGGGAATCCTCCGCGAGGAGGAGAGCCTGGTGGGTCGAAAGATCCATCGTGAGTCGGTTCTCTCGTTAGCTAAGGCCATCTGTGTCGATGTTCTCGGCCAGTGTCCTGATACTGATGAGATCGCTATGAGTGCTAAGCATGGTCCCGGTGTTTCGATTGGCGCCAGCAAAGGCTTTGAGAGTTCTTATTTTAAGTTCTCTCAATGGCCCTACCGCGTCAGTCCAATAGCCAGGAGTCTGCTACGTGACGTGATACGATCAGATGAACGGTGGATGGGAGCCCTTGAGGACTCCTACCGTACCAGATATGGAATACCCTTTTGGAGTATTCTTAACTGGGAGATCTTCTGGGATAAAATCCTCGAAGATTGTCCGTTCAATCGTATTACGACAGTACCCAAGGATGGGACGAAAGATCGTCCCATCGCAATCGAGCCCGGGGGTAGCGTTTACCTCCAACTCGGAATCGAGAGGTGTATAAGGCGACGCTTGAAACTTGTAGGTCTTGATCTTAACGATCAAGTTCCCAACCAGATTCTTGCTTCACTCGGATCAGTAGATGCTAGCCCGGAAGGGCCGGCTACTATTGACCTTAGTAATGCCTCAGACACCATCTCTCTTGAACTAGTTCGGGAGCTTTTGCCCCCTGACTGGTTTGAGTTGCTAAACTCCGTGAGGTCCCCTTGGGGGGTCCTTCCCGATGGTACTGCGCTTCGCTATGCGAAGTTCAGCTCCATGGGCAACGGAGCTACGTTTGTGCTTGAGTCCTTAATCTTCTATTCCTTAGCGAAAGCGATCAGCTACCGTTTCGGTAGCCCTCGCGATGCTAAAGCGATTAGGGTCTATGGTGATGACATAGTGATTCCCCGCTACCTCTGGATACCACTAAAGTGTTATCTAGAGTCGTGGGGTTTTCGCGTCAACACGCGGAAGTCCTTTGTCTCAGGTCCCGTAAGGGAATCCTGCGGCGCAGACTTCTACTATGGTCACAATGTTCGTCCGGTGTTCTTAAAGAGAATACCTCGCGACCTCTCGGAGCTCGTGGGAATTAGGAACCGTCTTCATCGATGGTTCGTTCTTCACACGGGTTTGAGCATACCTCAGGAGCTTGATGACTTCTTTTTGAAGTTTGTCAAGCACCCAAGGCGTGTCCCGATTGGACCTGAAACCGAAGACGAATTCGACACGTTCTGGCATTCGACCCTGACGGGTAGAATGCCGGAGTTCGTTCGAGTTCGCGCTTATAGAAGAGTTCCTGTGAGACTCCCTGCTAGGGAGTTTCACTTCAGGAAGCTCATGCACAACCTCCTGCATATCGGATCGTCCTCTGGACGATTCGAAGTCACTATGCGGGGGGAGGGTACACTACGTCAGGCTTGTCGCGTCGTTTACCGATCCTTTTATAGGGACTGGTTCGGACGCATACAGGACTGCACTCGACATCGGCATGGTGGAATGACACCCACCCTCAGCGCGGTGAAAACCGTCTGAGTATGCCGCTCTTGTGCATCTGACCTAAAAGATCTTCACAGATCTCTCGAATTTGCA